GTCCCCGGAAGCGCCAGCCGCTCCCGCGAATAGGGGGGGCTATCGGCTCCGCGGAACCGGATTTCCTTTTCCATCGAACTCGCATCTCGGCTTTTCCTTTTGGTTTCCACAATATCCATGCACTTCATCGTGGCAAGCCTTGCAAAGATACTGCAGATTATCATGATTGA